GCTCACAATCAATGGATCTACTTATGGTAGAATTGATTTAGAAAGCGGAGGAACTTTACGAAGCTCTTTATTTTCACAAGCAGCAAATACAAGTCTTACAGTTGATACAGGATTTTTCTCACTTGATACTGGAGGTTCAGAAAGAATGCGTATTCTATCTAACGGCAACGTCGGAATTGGACTAACAAATCCTGGAAATAAATTAGAAGTTGTAGGCAATATAAGAGCTAACGATGGTTACATAAGGTCTGAAGACGGTGCTACAGGTGATTTTGTACAAATGTTTAATGACGGAGCAAACACTGGACAATCTTTTATTACAACTAGCTCACTGGATTTAGTCCTTAGACCACAAAACGGTGTATTACAACTTAAAGGAGAAAACTATGGTTCTGGTAATAATGCTAGTTTACAAATTTATAATGCGCTTGATGCTAGTGTCAAGGTTAAATTAAACTCAAATGGTGATTCTTATTTAAATGGTGGCAACGTCGGGATTGGGACGACTAGTCCAACTATTAAATTTCAAGCAGTTCAAACCACAGCAGATTGGGCTGGGGGATTTAAAAATTACGCGGCAAACGCATATGGTCTTAGAGTGGATTTATCTGGCAGTTCAGGAGTAAACGCTGCTTTTCAGGTATATACCGCAACTGGCAATGGAATAATAGTGAAAAACAACGGCAACGTCGGGATAGGGACGACTGGACCTACTGATAAGCTAACTGTTAATGGTAATTTAAGTATTTTTGGAAATAAAATATATAATGGTTCTGCTAGCAATTCTGCTGGAGTAAGTTTTCCAAGTTCTACAACTAGAATAGATGGGTATAACGGTATTACATTTCATTCTTCACAAACAACAGTTGGCTCACAAACTGAAAGAATGCGTATTGATTCCTCTGGTAAAGTTTCGGTCGGTTCTCCTATTGCAGGTCAATTAGGCGTCAGAGGTACTACAAATGATTCAACTGCTTATTCTTTTGAAGCAGCGAACTCATCAGGTAATACTTTATTTATAGTTAGAAATGATGGTGAAGTTTGGATGCCTAGTGGTAACGTCGGGATTGGGACGACTTCGCCTGGTAGACCATTAACAATAAATTCAGATACTTCACATAGGGCTATAAGAATTTTAGAGAATGATTCAGCAAATGAAAGTTGGGATATTGGAGTAGATGTTGACGGTGATCTTAATTTTTTCAACAGCGCTGATACATCTCCTTCGGTAACATTTTTAGACAACGGCAACGTCGGGATGGGGACGACTGACCCTGATGAAAAATTAGTTTTATATAAATATATAAATTATGCTTCAGATAGTGCTTTATATAGTGCTTACGCAGTAAATAGCACAGCGGTAGATAACAACAAGGTTTTTAAATGGAGAACAGGTATAACAGGAAATCAAACTGGGCATAATTTAACTTTTTCAACTTTAGCAAGAACAGAGTCAAGTTATACAGAAAGAATGCGTATAGACAGTTCAGGTAACACAACTTTTGCAGGTGCTGTTGGTATTGGTGGAACAACGCCTTCTAATGGTTATATGATAGATATTACGCCAACAGCTGGTAATATAATTAGAAGCACAAGAGGTACATCAGTTTTTGGTGCATATCAATCTAATAATTCAGATGTTTACTTAGGAACAATATCCAATAATACTTTTAAAATAATAACTAATGATGGAACTGCAATAACAATAGGAGCAGATAAAAACGCAACTTTTGCAGGTAGTATTTATGCAAATACAATTTATTCAAATACAAACAGCAGTTATTATATAGATGTTGCTACTACAAGTTTAGGTTTGAATATGGCAGGTAGTGCAACTTTTGCAGGAAAAATAAACATCACGCAAAATAGTGGTAATTTTATTTTAGAAAATACAGGTAGTGGTCACGCCTCTTTAACAACTGGCTCATCAAAAGATTTGAATATAAGTTCTGCTAGTGGTACTGTTTATATCAATAACAATACAACTTTTGCAGGTATAATATATGCAGTAGATGGTAACAAAGGTGCGCCAGGTATTTCTTTTGCAAATGACACAGATACTGGTATATTTAGAGATTCTAGTGATAAACTAGCTTTTGCTACTGGTGCAAACACACGAATGATAATTGAGTCTAACGGAGAAGTAGGAATAAACCAACCAAACCCTAGTGCTACATTACATTTAAGAGCAATAGCTAGTAATGGTGTTCCTTTTAAACTAGAAGCACATCCAAGCACTTCGGTTTCTCAAATGCTTATATACGCAACTAAAGCTTATAACTCTACAGACGCTTGGTATAATTTAGTTTGTGAAGCTGGTGATGGTTCAGGTGGTCAAACAAATACTTTAATTATAGAACGTGATGGCGATGTAAGAAACAAAAATAATTCTTATGGTCAAATATCAGATATTAGATTAAAAGAAAATATAACTGATGCAACACCTAAACTAGAAGATATTAAAAAGTTAAAAGTTAAAAATTTCAATCTTATAGGCGATGACTTAAAACAAATTGGTTTAATAGCACAAGAAGTTGAAGAAGTTTTTCCTGGTTTAGTTAAAGAAGATAAACAACCAGATGTAAATGGCGAAGAAGGTGGAGTTTACAAATCTGTTAAATACTCTGTGTTAGTGCCAATGCTTATTAAAGCAATGCAAGAACAACAAGAACAAATAGATGAACTAAAAAAACAAATAAATAATTAAATAAATTTGTATATTTGTAGAAAATAATAATTATGGCAAACACATATTCTTGGGATATTCCAGCAGTAGATTGTAGACCTTTAGAAGAAGGTAATACTGATGTAGTTTATAATGTACATTGGAGATATTCTGCATCAGATGATGTAGCAGAACCTGATACTAAGCAAGCTACAATCATAGGTACACAAATGGTTGCAGCACCTGAAGGTGATTTTATACCTTTTGCTGACTTAACAACTGATATAGTTGTAGGGTGGATAACACCATTAATGGATATGGATGAATTAAAATCTAATTTAGATGCACAAATAGCTGAGTTAGAAAATCCTACAAGTGTAACATTGCCATTACCTAACAACGAATAATTAATAATAAACAAAAACAAAAATGGGGAATTTAACTGAAGAAGAGTTCAATCAATTAAAACAATTAGAAGGAACTAAAAATGCTATACACCACGATCTAGGTGCATTAGCTACACAACAAAAAAGACTACACAAAGGTTACGAAAATTTAGAAGAACAAAGTGAAAAATTCAGAAATGAATTAGTTGAAAAGTACGGAAAAATTAATGTAGACCTTAAAGACGGATCATTCAAAGAAGTAGAAGAAGAAGTTAAAGAGTAATGGCATATATCAATGGAACATCTTTTGGGCTGTTTCATAATGAAATATTGCTAGGACATTCTACAAGTGCTAGTTTTAATTTAAACGTAGACTTACCTAAATCAACAACTAAAGCATCTGCTGGTTTTCAAGAAGTTATCGCTGGTGTTAAATCAGGCACTATATCGGTATCTGCTTTAATAGATTACAGTGATACATTTGGTTTTGAAGAATTTAGCTCAATGGTACTTACAAGAGAGCTAAATAAATTTGTGTTTACACAAGAAGCTTTTTTAGGAATGACATTAACTGGCACTGGTTACATTGTAAATGTAGAGGCTATAGCTGAGGCAGAAAATGTTGTAAGCTATGATTTAGAAATACAATTGACTGATTTTTTTAGCATACAAGATGATAGAAGTGGTCACAGATATTGGAATACAACAGATGTATTTTGGAATAATGCTAACTTCAATTGGAATCTTGCATAATAAATAAATATTGTATATTTGTAGAAATAAAATATTATAAAATTTAAAAAATGGCTACAACATCAGTATTTAATGGAACTAACCTATTATTGAAAATCGAAACAGTAACTCTTGGACACACAACTAGTTGTTCAATGTCGTTATCAAATGATTTACCAGAAGCTACAACAAAGGATTCAAACGGATTCCAAGAAGTAATTGCTGGTGTAATAAGTGGTGAAATTTCATTTGAAGGATTAGTAGACTATAGTGATTCATCAAACGCAATTCAAATGGCTGATTTCTTATTAGCTAGAACACAAATTACTTGTGTATTTGGTACAGCTGAGACTGGCGATGCTGTTTATACAGCAGAAGGATTTTTATCTTCATTAGAGCAATCTGCTGAAATGGAAAGTCCTGTTAGCTATTCTGGTTCAATTACGTTAACTGGAGCAATTACTAAGTCAACAAACTAACATTAAAAACACATAAATGGCAAATAGAAAAAGGGGTTACTACACCATTAAATTGGGTGGTAAAAGTCGTACAATGCATTTTTCAATGAATTTTTGGGCGAACTTTACTGAATCATTAGGTATATCATTAGATGAAATAGGCGCTATCTTTGAAGGTGGCGTTTCTATTAAAAACATAAGAGCGTTGATACATTCAGCGCTTTTAGCTTTTGACCAAGAAGAGAATAATGAAATAGATTATAATGAATTTACAGTAGGTAATTGGTTAGCTGATTTAG